TTCTCACCACATGATGCTCCTGGTCTATATGAAGCATTCGGTACGCCTGAGTTTGATGAAATGTATCTCAAGTATGAGAGAGCATATTCTGTACCTAAGAAGACTGTACCTGCTAGAGAGTTGATGATTAATCTACTCAAAGAACGTGCAGAGACCGGTCGTATCTATCTTATGAACATCGACCACTGTAATACTCATAGTTCATTCAAAGACCGTGTGTACATGAGTAATCTGTGTCAAGAGATTACACTACCAACTACACCTATTCAGCATATCGATGATGAGAATGCTGAGATTGCTTTGTGTATTCTATCTGCAATCAACATTGGTCAGTTGAAGCATACAGATGAGTTAGAAGATTTGTGTGACTTAGCAGTTCGCTCACTAGATGAGATTATTGACTATCAGAAGTATCCTGTCATTGCCGCTGAGAAATCAACTAGAGCAAGACGGTCTTTAGGAGTTGGATATATAGGTCTAGCACATTACCTAGCAAAGAACAAAGTCAAATATGATGATCCTAATGCATGGGAACTTGTAGATGAACTATCTGAGAGTTTTCAGTATTTCTTGCTGAGAGCATCTAATCAACTTGCTCAAGAAAAAGGTAAATGTGAGTACTACGACCGAACTAAGTATGCAGATGGTATTCTACCTATTGACACATACAAGAAAGAGGTCGATGAGATTTGCAACAGAAAGTTAAGTCGTGATTGGGATAATCTTAGAGCAGACATCAAAGCATACGGACTCCGCAACTCAACTCTGTCCGCACAGATGCCATCAGAGAGTAGTTCCGTTGTGTCAGGAGAAACTAATGGAATCGAACCTCCTAGAGCATACCTGTCCGTTAAGAAAAGCAAAAAAGGGACTCTTAAACAGATTGTTCCACAGTATACTACGCTAAAGAATTCATATACTCTATTATGGGATATGAAAAGCAACGAAGGATATATCAAAGTCGTTGCGATGATGCAGAAGTATTTCGACCAAGCAATCAGTGGTAACTGGTCATACAATCCAGAAAACTACGAGAATAATGAAGTGCCAATCTCAGTGATGGCGCAAGACCTACTTACAACCTATAAGTATGGATGGAAGACTGCTTACTATCAGAACACATATGATGGTAAGAAAGATGATGATGAAGAAGTAGAAACAACTGAAGTGCAATTGCAACCTAGTGAACTAAGTGGTGATGATGAAGCATGTGATGCCTGTGCAATTTAAGGAAAAAAGTAATGACAAGTGTATTTAACAAAAACAAAGTAGATTTCAAAAAACAACCAATGTTCTTTGGTGAAGACCAAGGTATGCAAAGATATGATGAATTCAAGTATCCTGTCTTTGATAAACTCACACAGAAGCAACTTGGGTTCTTTTGGCGTCCAGAAGAAATTTCATTGCAGAAAGACCGCAATGATTATAATGAATTGCGTCCTGAACAAAAGCACATCTTCACATCTAATCTAAAGTATCAGATTTTGCTTGATAGTGTTCAAGGTAGAGGACCTGCGTTAGCATTTATGCCTTACTGTTCTTTACCAGAACTAGAAGGTTGTATTATTGCATGGGACTTCATGGAGACTATTCACAGTCGTAGTTATACATACATGATTAAGAACTTGTATGCAAACCCATCAGAGGTTTTCGACACAGTTGTTGATGATGAAAAAATTATGAAACGTGCAGATAGTATTACAAAGTGTTATGATGATTTCATTGATTATGCAAAACGATATGAATTGAATGGTGAAGGTACCACAAAAGAATTAAAACGCAAATTATGGAGAGCATTAGTTACAGTGAATATTTTAGAAGGTATTCGCTTCTATGTTTCATTTGCGTGTACTTTTGCATTTGGAGAGTTGAAGCAAATGGAAGGTAGCGCAAAGATTATCTCATTCATTGCGAGAGATGAAAGTCAACACCTTGCTATTAGTCAACATATTATTAAGAATTACAAGAATAACGAAAATGACAAAGAAATGCTTGCTGTTATTGATGAAGAACAAGAGTTCATGTATGACATGTATCGTCAAGCAGTAGATGAAGAAAAAGAGTGGGCAAAGTATCTATTCAAAGATGGTTCTATGATTGGTCTCAATGAGAAACTATTATCAGACTATGTTGAGTGGGTAGCAAACAAGCGTATGAAAGCAATTGGACTGAACGCAATCTATGATATCAAACCAGGAGACAACCCACTACCGTGGACTCTTCATTGGTTAAATAGTTCTGGTCTTCAAAACGCACCACAAGAAACTGAAATCGAATCCTATGTCATTGGAGGTATTAAGCAAGATGTTGATAAAGACAGTTTTGCTGGATTTACTTTATAGAGGACAACATGGGGAAACCAAAAACATATGCTTGTTTAGAATGTCATGCTGAGTTTAGATTAGCACATAACATGGATGAAGAATATTATGTAGTGAGTGCCTGTGCATTTTGCGGAGGTGAATTAGAAACAGAAGAAGAATATTATAGTGATGAAGAGGATGAATAATATATGAAACTGAATGAATATCGTGAATTTGTAAGTGAAGTAACTAGTCAAGAGAGTAAAAACTTGACACACTTAGAAAGAAAATTGCAAGAGTTAGACCACAAGTGTAATATTAGTACACTACTAACGGCGAGTATTGGATTATCTAGTGAAGGAGGTGAATTTAGTGAAATCGTCAAAAAGTGTGTGTTCCAAGGAAAGAATTTGGATGATGATACCATTTTTCACCTCAAACGAGAGTTGGGGGATATCCTTTGGTATTGGGTTAACGCATGTAGCGCATTGGATTTAGACCCACAAGACGTTTTAGAAGAAAACGTGCATAAATTAGAAAAGCGTTATCCAGGTGGCGCATTTGATGCATGGTTCAGCGAGAACCGTAAACAAGGAGACTTATAATGAGAGATACATTAATCAGTGCTTTCAAAGCACATGCAATTGGACACATTGAGAAGCATCGTGCCAATGTAGAAGTATATCTGCACAATCCTGCAGGAATTGGAGAACATCCAGATATCATCGAAGCGATTGAAACTGAAATGAAACAGATTGCAGAATATGATGATATGCTAGAGATGATGTCGAAATATTTCGAACCAAGTGCAGGTCCATATACAGAAACTAAAATACCATAATGTATGTAGGAATTGACTATTCTTTGAGTAGTCCAGCAATTTGTATATCATCGACAGAAGAATGTAAAATCGATGATTGCAAATTCTATTTTCTTACAACAAAGAAAAAGTATGAAGGCACCTGGAATAACATCTACGGTGACCTTCATAAAGAATGGACTACTCCCTCAGAGAGATACCACAATATTTCGCAGTGGGTTCTTGATACAATTAAGTATATACCTGCACATGGTATTCTCAACCAAGTAACACTAGAAGATTATGCTATGGGTGCTAAAGGTCGTGTATTTCATATCGGTGAGAATGCCGGTGTACTTAAATATAGACTTTGGAAACAAAACATACACACTAGAGTTATCTCACCGAGTGAAGTAAAAAAGTATGCGACAGGTAAAGGAAACGCCAATAAAGATAAAATGTATGAAGCGTTTCTGAACGAGCATAAATATAACATAAAGCAAATTATGGGACAGGATGCTACATTAGATAATCCTGTTACGGACATAGTTGATGCTTATTATATCTGTAAGGCGGGAATACATGCAGTATCTAGATAACTTAGACGGTGTTATATATCAAGAAACACTAATGAGCAAATATAGAACTCTCTATGAAAATTGGGGAGTATCTAATTTGATATTTGTTTATTTGAACATAGCATATATCAAAAACCAACATAACATTAATGTTGCTGAACATGAAGAGTGGAAGACCATCTGCGATTTATTAATCAGCAAATGGGATGATATGGCAAGTCTTTCAGACCCAATATTTGCAACAGAATTAATGTCTAAAGAGTTAGTTGAACAATATGAAATTCCTGAGTTAAGTGAGTGGGAGGATGATATTGTTGAAAGAGCATCTTCTTGGTATTCTAGACGAACAGCATGATATTAGCATTACTCACACTACTATCAGCAATTAGTATATCCGCAGTTGCGGCATTGTACTCATTGTTAGGTCTTGCCGCAATTTTTAGTGCCGCGAAGATACCTGTACTATTGATGGGTGGAGTTCTAGAAGTATCGAAACTTGTCACAGCATCGTGGTTATATAACAACTGGAAAAGAACTCCAATACTATTGAAGTCGTATCTAACGATTGCTGTTGTAGTATTGGTATTTATAACATCAATGGGAATCTTTGGATTTCTATCAAAAGCACACTTAGACCAGACCATCAGCGCAGGCGACAATACACTTGAAATCACACAAATCGAAAAGCAGATTGATAGACAAAACAAGCGTATCGTTGATGCTGATACAGTTATTGAACAACTAGATAAGTCAGTACAAACGCTGATTGACTACGACCGTATCAGAGGTAAAGATGGCGCAATTGCAGTACGCGAGACACAAAAAGAAGAACGTGCATCACTGAATAGTATCATTAAAGAAGCAAGTGATAACATAGCAGAACTAAATAGTAAGAAATTAGAGTTAAGTAAAGAACAACTTGCAATTGAAGCAGAAGTTGGACCACTAAAGTATATTGCTGAACTCATCTATGGTGATGAAGCAAAAGACCACTTTGATGAAGCAGTACGTTATGTTATTTTACTTTTGATATTTGTATTTGATCCATTAGCGGTATTGCTGTTGATTGCCGCGAACCAATCACTAAGAGACTATCGCAAAGTAAAAGTTGAGAATGATAATATTGCAGACTTTACAGAGGTAGACGCACATGAAATCAAGTTACCGGAAGAAAGTACCGAAACTGAAGAAAGTGGTGAGAGTGCGTCCGAAGGTGACCGAGTTGAAAAAGCGATGCAAAGCAACGAAGTCGAAGAAGTCAAACTTATTGTAACAGAAGATGAGCGTGAGTTATGGGAAAAGTTCAAAGAGAGAAAAGAACATAAAGTACCCAACAGTGGAATTATGCATGTTGAGCATGAAGAAGTTATAAAAAAGGTAGAGAAATGATTAAGAATTTTAAAGATGTTGTAGTGCTACTGATTACAGGTGGCGTACTATTACTACTAGGAGTTATCATTATCGGTGACTATTGGGTAGCACTAGAAGAAAACAGACCAGTTGATGACAGTGTTATTACACTTATGAAAATGTCAGTAACAGGGTTGATTGGCGTCATCGGTGGATACATCGGTGGGAGTAAATAGTAATGCATGAGTATAAAGCAACTATGTTAAGAATTGTCGATGGTGACACAGTAGATGTGGACATCGATTTAGGTTTTGGAGTATGGTTACGCAAGCAACGAATTCGCTTGTATGGTATCGATACACCAGAAAGTCGCACAAGAGACTTAGAAGAAAAGCACTATGGTAATCTATCAAAGAACTTTATCAAAGACAGACTACCAGTAGGAACTGTGTTTAAGATTAGAACAGAGAAAGATGCTAAAGGTAAGTTTGGACGTATTCTAGGAATACTACTAGACAGTAACGATATCTCATTAAACGATACTATGATTGCACAAGGATATGCAGTACCATATCACGGACAGTCTAAAGAAGATATTGAAGCAGAGCATTTAAATAACAGAGTACGCTTGACCGAAGCAGGTCTTGGATACGATTTTAACTTGGATAAATAGTAATATGGCACACTTAATGGAAGACATGAACAATAGAATAGTTAGTCTCATTCGAAAGAGTGATGATAAAGTCTTTCCTGCTGAAGTGAGAGCAATTCCTAATAGATTTCTTGAAAGTATGGTAGGTGAGACTATCACACTAGCATGGCAAGATAGTGAGGATAACTTTACAAACAAGAGTATAGTTTTAACTTATGATGAGAATTCTCGTTGGGACTGGGAAAATGATACGTTTAAATGTACATTTGCTATTCCTGATCCACAACAAGAAGTTGCAGAGCAGACACCTAGAGGGGTGTCACCTATTGCCGTAAAGGGTTCTGCAACACCAATATTAACCACTAAATAAGGAGTAAGTATGACAAACTGGATTAAAAACAGATTGGCAGAACGTACATCATTAGATGGACTTGCAATTATCGCAGTATCAGTAGTAGTTCTAGTGTTAGGACCACTTGCAGACCTCGCCGCATATGCCGGACTTGCATATGGAGCATGGACCATCTGGAAAGCAGAATAAACCCCTACACACCCAGTATCTAAGAAAAAAGCGGCATTTTTGCCGTTTTTTTTTGTCTTTTTTGTGGATTTCCCTTGACATTTACCAATTGATACGTTATAATGACTATGTAAGATAAGAAAAGAGGTTATATTATGAGAATTAAAGGTGCAATGTCAGTCTTAAATAAACGATGTGAATTCTTTGGGTTCACACTAGAACAGTTAATTGAGTTTATTGAGAAAAATCCTATGGCACAAGACTTGAAAACTCTTGAGGCATACAAAGTTTACAAAAAGGAGAATGTGTAATGTTAGCATATTGTGATAAAATCGCTGATGTAGTTCGTAAAGCACTATTGAAGTATGATCCCGATAATATTATCGGATTGATTGACCCTATCAAATGGGACTTACATCCCACTGAGGGATACTTTGTTTCTACCAAAAAGACTATCGACATGTGCGATATGAATGGTAAGAAATACCGTATTACTGTCGAGGAGATTTAGAATGAGTGACTACATCGCCTGCCGGATTGCACAACTGTTTATTATAGTTGTTTTTATAATGGGTGTTATGGCATTTATTGAAGATTTTACTTGACAACTCTAAAAAAGTGTGTTACTATAATACAATAAGAAAAGGAGTTATATTATGAATAATGTGAAAAATAAAATCCCAGAAATATGTGGGTGGATTGGAATGATCCTAATACATGGAGCGACTGCTCCAACATCAATTTCAGTACTGATGGGTTGGTCAACCAATCTACCACCACTGAACTTCATACTACTAGTATGGTTAGGACTGTTCTTGTTCCTAGTACGAGCAATCTATGCTAAAGATGCACTCTATATTGTATCTAATGCAATTGGATTCGCACTAAACTCTCTGTTGTTATCTTTAATCGCATTTCAGTGAGAAAGTGCTTGACATTCAACATAGAATGTGTTATATTAATGACTGTAATGAGGAGAATATATAATGTCTGTAGATGATATCAAAATGAAAGAACTTCTTGACGAGGTAGTTGTTACTATCGCTGACAAGAAATTGAAGCAGAAGGTCGATATTGAGCGTGACCGTCTTGCTAATGAAATCCAGCAGTTCGAAGCATGGATTGAAGAAGAGGCGGCGAAGTTTCAATATCAACGCGAAGTCGAGATGGGGTATTAATTATGTACACATGTGCTAAATGTAAAGGTAACAACTATGCGGCAGATGAGTTCTCTTGCTATTCTTGTTTTACATGCATTGATTGTGGTGGGTGTGATTGTGACCCGTATCCTGAACAAGACATGCCAGAAGCACAAGAGATGATTGAAAATGAACAAGGGTTTATGGATTTAGATTACGGGCAACAAAAAATCTAATGGAGACTGTTATGGAACGCAAATTGAAAGTAGTTGATATTATTGCTAAGACAATTGACCAGATTATGTTAGATGGTGAATTTGTTGGTAACTCTAATACTGGTTACCGAGGTGACGCTCCAGGAATTCGGTCAACTAAAGATAAGATTGTCGAATACTATAACACTCCAGCGCAGAAGCAGTTCAACGATGATGTATGGAAAGAAACATTCAATGTATATTCTTACTTTCAGACTTTAGTTCCTAAAGAGACTGAGAGTGAGTTTCTACATAAGTTGGTTGCTATCTGTCAGAATGAAGAAGTTGACATGAAAGACTTAGGTTATGTTGTCGCTTCTGTTCCCACTTATCGTAACAAGAAAAAGAAAGAAGATATTGAAAGTGAATATGCTAATAGTACTTATGTTGGTATAGTAGGTAAGCGACAAAACTTCTTTATTAAGTTTTTGTCAAAGAAGTTCATTCCTGCCGCCGACTGCTATCTATATACATTTGTTGATAGACATAAAAATCTCATTAAAGCGTGGGTTTCTATTGAGAAAGATGAGCAGTACAATTTTGTTGAAGGTGATTGTATTGACCTGGATGCATATGTGAACAAACACGAGGCAAATAAATATAACGCATTGCGCGAAACAGTTATCAACAGAATTAAAATTATTGAAAATAAAGGACAAGCATAATGAATATAGGTGTATGGACTAAACCACAGTGTCCGTATTGTGATATGGCAAAACAATTACTCAACCAAAAAGGTCTAGAGTATACTGCAGTAACACTAGGTGAAGAATTTACGCGAGATGATGTAGTGGCGAAATTCCCCACAGCGCGAACTTTTCCTATAATTACTATTGACAATGAGTACATTGGAGGGTATAATGAACTCAAACGAAAACTTGAAGGAGAATAAGTATATGTATGATGAATTGATTAATGACTTGCGTGATGGTATCTGTAAAGTTACATTCACAAAGAAAGACGGCACAGAGCGTCTAATGAAATGCACATTGAGTGAGAAGTACATGCCGCATGTAGAGTTTACAAAAGAGACTAAAGCAGTCAAAGAACCAAGCAAAGAGGTCGTCAAATGTTGGGACCTAGATAAGCAAGCATGGCGCAGTTTTCGTGTCGATAGTGTGAAGATTGCATTCCTAGAACAGTACGCGGACAAAGCATAGCGTGATTAACATTGGATGGACCCCCTATGACCCAGGCATCGAAGATAGTTTCTGGCGTGATACAGTACTAGATAAACCAGAGAGATTGAATACAAAACCTCTTATTGATGGGGGTCTTAAATATTGTCCTGCGTTTAGAGACTTCTGGAAGAACACATTTGTTGTTCGAATGCCATTTGACATGTCGATTGTTAAGATAGGTCCTAGTCTGGTAATGGGTCCATCTAATAATATTCATGCAAATAAACTACCGGAATCATTTCTATCAATTGAAAGAGATGATACAGGCGTCAATGCTCAAGTTATGCTAAACAATATGTTTGTGAGTGATGTTCCACACACTATGATTGAGACACTACCTCCTATACTACATGGGTGTCGTGATGAGATAGTTTATTTAAATGGTAAGTTCGATTGTCATGCTTGGCAACGTCCACTACAGTTTGGATTCAGAATACCACAGGCAATAGTAGATGAAATGACACCTGAGAATGGAATTTCTCTTGACAAAGGTGAACCGGTAATGTATATTAGATTTAGTACTGTGAATGATGATACTGTTAAACTTCATCAGTTGAATGCTGAAGACGTTGAACAACTATCGCAGTATGTACACAGAAATACACAACTACCACGGTTTATGCATAGTTTCTCATTTAAAGAAATTATTAATCGTGTTAGAAATCGCAGACCTACGAAATTTCTAAGGACATTACATTATGGCGAAAGCAAAAAAAGTGACTGATGATACTCCATCTTGGTTGGATCAAAGACTAAAAGACCATTATGAAGAACATGGTAAATACGTTGGTCCTAAGATGGAACAAGTACTTCTCAAAGTTCGCGAAGATGGTACTAAGGTGTATATGATGCACACTGTAGACAAGGCGCACCGACTGTTTCCAGATGGTACTAAAGTCTATGAAAGCGAAAATACTCAATGGGTGATGCCTAATTCATCTCCTAGGAAACCAAAACGCCGAGATATACATACTATGATAGACAAAGAAATCTTCAAAGCAATAGATAGTCTAAAACATGCTAAGAAGAGAGTTGTTATTAAAACTGTTCGTGAAGCACTCGCTGATAATGAACATCTTCCAAAGAATGTAGGGTCTGCCGTAAGTAGACGTATTACGTTCTTATTGGAGGGAAGGTATCTAGAGTTGGAAAAGCAAACCAAAACTAGAACCGTACTTGTGAAAGGTAAGTATAAGTATGTCGGACAGTAATGTTATTCAGTTTCCAAAAGTAAGTAAGATTGATGCTGTCGATGTTGACACGGCGCAGAATATGATAGAAGATATGCGCCGTGTCAAAGCAGAAGAAATAAGCAATCATCTCGCAGAGAGTATTCTTGTTGCTGGTGCTAAAGAAATGGTAGCGCATGGTGTCAACGTAGAAGACCCAGAGTTTCTAAAAGACTATGCATTTGCATTAGAAGCATTGCGTAGTTGTCTGTTGCGCCACGGAAAGGTGCATCATGAATTTCAAGACCTGGTTGATAAATACTGCAAGTTTAATGTAATCAAAAATAGAGCAGGTGAAATTGCTCAAGTCGGTCTGACACTACTATTAGATGAATTAGAAGAAGATGATGAAGATTAATGCTTGACAAACGCATCAAAATGTGCGATAATAAGTATTAACAATGAGAGAGATATAATATGATTTTAGTTGATTTGAACCAAGTAATGATTTCTAATATGATGATGAACCTTCAAGGTGCTACATCTATTGATGAAAATCTAATCCGTCACATGGTATTTAATAGTCTACGCATGTACAAGCAGAAGTTTGGACAGAAGTATGGCGAGATGATTATCTGTTGTGATGATAAGAACTATTGGCGTAAAGAGGTATTCCCACACTATAAAGCATCTCGTAAAGGTGACCGAGAGAAGTCTCAGTATGACTGGAACGCAATCTTTACATGTCTGAATGGTGTGCGTGATGAGATACGCGAGAATGCGCCATACAAAGTCTTACAAGTAGAACATGCAGAAGCAGATGATATCATCGGCACAATCTGTCATGAGCATGGACAGCAATTAGGTGGCGACCCTATTCTTATTCTCTCTGGAGATAAAGACTTTCAACAGTTGCAAGAGTATAGCAATGTTGAGCAGTTCTCGCCTATCTTAAAGAAGTTTCTTAAATGCTCAGACCCTAGTGGGTATTTGCTTGAGCATATCATCAAAGGCGATAGAGGCGATGGCATCCCTAACATTCTATCACCTAGTGATGTATTCGTAACAGGTGGTCGGCAGAAACCTATTACTAAGAAGAAAATTGTCGAATTTCTTACAACTCCTCCTATTGATTATGCTAGATTTAAAGAAAATTCCATTCTTGTTGACCTCAAGCAAACTCCAAAAGATATGCAAACGACTATTTTAGAGCAACTAAATAGTTCTATGCAAGGTAGCAAGCGAAAATTGCTTGACTTGTTCATATCTAAGAGAATGAATTTATTAATAGAGTGTATTGAGGAATTTTAATGAAACTACTAGCAATGCATATTGCTGGACATGATGCCAATGTGACTTATTATGATGGTGAAAAAGTTCAGTACTGTAAGATTGAACGTATAGTGCAAAAAAAGCATTATGCCTATACTCAAACAACTTCTGACTATTACAATTGGATTCAGGTCAAACAAGACTTACATTTCTTAAATATCGATTGGAACAACTTAGACACAGTATGCTTTAGTTATGCCGGTCGAAGAAGTGCTGATTGGACGGATAAGTCTCAACCATTTCGCACCGATGACACATTAGTAGCAGAGGTGACACTAGAACAGTTTGAATATTGTTTTCCTAATTTAAATATAACTGCCAAGAAATATATTAGAGTAGACCATCATTATGCTCATCATCTATCCGCACGATTTCTGTACGGAGATGAGTATACCAGCGGTGTTGTTATAGATGGTGCTGGAGATTACTGGAATCACATCAGTGTATT